CACTCCAAAAGGTGTTGACGTAATTAAAGAAATAGATGAGTATTATCTTTATAATGATAAAGGAATTACGGAACAAACAACACAAGGTGTAAAACTCTCACATTGATTCAATTGTTTATGCTCCATCTGGTATGCTAGATGCAAATACTGGTATGATGCTTTCGCATTTACACAAAGCAATCAAACCAGTTAACCAGTTGAAGATGATTGAAGATGCTTCTGTAATCTATAGAATCTCTAGAGCACCAGAGCGTAGAGTGTTTTATGTTGACGTTGGTAATCTGCCAAAACTTAAAGCAGAAGAATACGTTAACCAGATTATGAACAAGTTTAGAAATAAAGTTGTTTACGATGCAACCACTGGCGAAGTCCGTGATGACCGTAAGCATCTTTCTATGATGGAAGATTTTTGGATGCCACGTCGTGAAGGTGGCAAGGGCACTGAGATCACTACATTACAAGGTGGTCAAAATCTTGGCGAAATCCAAGACATTCAGTACTTCCAACAAAAGTTGTTTCAAGCATTGAACGTACCACTCTCTCGTTTGCAACCATCTACGGGATTTAGTTTGGGTCGTTCTACTGAGATAACTAGAGACGAGATTAAGTTTTCTAAATTCGTAAAGAGACTTCGTAATAGATTTTCTATTTTATTTTTAGAAGCATTACGTGTTCAGTTGATTGTTAAAGGAATTATCCGTGCTGATGAGTGGGATAATATGCGCGAAGGTTTTAGATTCGTGTATGATAATGACAATCACTTTAGCGAATTAAAAGATAATGAAATATTGTTACAGCGTATAACTATGTTGCAGCAATTAGATCCTTATGTTGGAAGATATTACTCGTCAGATTGGGTACGTAAAAATGTGCTTCAACAGTCTGAAGAAGATATTAAGAATATGGATAAACAAATGCAAAACGATTTGGTTAATCAAATGCATAAAGCAGATTTTGATGGTACGGTTTCTGGTATCACGCAAACAGCTCAGCAAACTTATCTGAAACAGTTTGCCCCGCAAGATACAGAAGAAACTGCTCCGCCACAGTCGCCCCAGAAAACTCAAAAGGAGAACAAATAATGACAACCAAAGATTTGATTGATGCCTTGGCAGCTGGTGATGCTACTGGTATTGAAACTACATTTAATGCTGCGATGGCAGAAAGAATCTCTGCTAAAATAGATGATATGCGTACTCAAGTTGCACAAAGTATGTTTGCGGCTCCACAAGAAGAAACTGAACAGACTAATGGATTGGAAATAGCTGAAGAATATACACATAAAATATCTGGAACTGTTAAAGGTGAAAACGGTAAAAGTCATGAGTGGCATCTTCCATATAATGACAAGCATGAAACTCCAGACAATTTATCTCACAAAGAAATAACAAAACGAGTTCATAGTTTTAGTCATGGTATTCCTGATACACACGCTAAAGCTGTTGCAGATCATTTTCATAATTCTGGTGAAGATCATAGTGTTCAAAATAATCATCATGTTCATATGCATGATGAAGTTAGAAAAATGGATTAGGATTAATCAATGTTTTTTAATCAATTCTCCAAGTCACTAAAGCCTAATGTTCAAGAGAGCGTTAGGTCTTTTGGTCATTTAATTGAAGTGATAGAAGACGGAATTTTAATTGACGGAGAGCTGACACAGTTTGAGAGTTTGGAAGAGGCGAGAAAATATATTAAAACACAATCATATTCTGCAAAACTAAACGATAAAATATCGGAAGAGACATACGAAGAACTTTCCGATATTAAGGTAGCGAATATTATCAAAGAATATCAAGACGTTAAAGTAACAGATACACTAATAGAATCATATATCGAACTCGCTTCTTCCAACATCTTTACAGTAGATCCAGTTGTCTATGAAATTAGAAAACTAAACAAACTGGATGTTGTAATTGAAGGTAAAATCCATTATGAACTAAATGATGGCTCTGTAGTTGCAATTAGTGAGGCTACACAAGAGAACCTAAATAATCTATTACAAAACCAAAAAGAAATAATCGACTACATGAGAGAAAGTAAAGAAAACTTTATTCATGTGGTGGAAAAATTAGAGGAATAAAATGCCAGTTACTAAAACAATTCTAAAGAATACCAACAATGAGTCTATTGTTAAAGTCGCAGGTACTTCAGCGGCAGCTACGATTGATCTTTCTGCAGATCTCGTAGCAACAACCCAGGCATTAGATGGCGCTACGCAGACAGTTAACATTGTTCAACTACATTTTACTGGTTTACCTTCTTCAACGATTACTGTTTCTAGAAATTCAGTTAATATTTTTACAATTGGTGCTGAAGGTGAGGGAACTGTTGACCTTGGAACAGGCAACGGTCTTGTCGAGACAATTGAAAACACTCAAGATATTGTTGTTACAATTGCTGGCGCTGAGGCGCAGTGTTACTTAGTACTCCGCAAGGCTGGTGGATACGCGACCAAAGTAGAAACTGCGGTATTTGGTGCATATGACAACGAAACTGCAGTAGGGAGTTAATTAAATGAAATTTATTAAAGAAGTCCAAGAGACTACAAATCTAATTGTTGAGAATAAATTAGGTAAGAAAAGTTATTTCATTGAAGGCATCTTCCTTCAGTCAGAATTAAAAAATCGTAATGGTCGCATGTATCCAGAGTCTATTATGGATAAAGAAGTCGGTCGTTACCTAAAAGAATACGTTGAAAAGAATCGCGCTTATGGTGAGTTGGGACATCCAGACACACCAAGTATCAATTTAGATCGCGTATCACACCTTATCGTAGACCTTCGTAAAGAAGGAACAAACTATGTAGGTAAAGCAAAGATTTTAGAAACACCAATGGGTAATATTGCTCGCGGTCTTCTTGACGGTGGCGCAAACCTTGGAGTTTCTAGCCGAGCACTTGGTTCGTTAAAGTCGAACAATGAGGGTGTTCAAATCGTGCAGGATGATTTTATGCTTTCCACAGCTGCTGACATCGTTGCCGATCCTTCCGCTCCAGATGCTTTTGTTCAGGGTATTATGGAAAGCAAAGAGTGGGTTTTTGTTGATGGAAAGTTCGTGGAGAAACATATTTGAGGAAGCCAGAAAGATTATCAAGAAATCTTCCTCTTGCGATTTAGAGGAAGCAAAGGTTCGCGCTTTCCAAAATTTCTTGAGTAAAATTAAATAAATAATAAATAACAATAGGACTTATCCAGTTAGGAGAAACAGATGTCTATCGAAAACAAAATTAACCAAATTCTTGCTGAGTCACGTCAGAAAGAACTTCAAGAAGGACCAGGCGACGTAGCTCAAAAGGCAGTTAACGTCGTTAAGAAAGTTGCTGGCGTAGCAACTGGAACTGTCGGTGCTGCAACAGGAGCACTTCAGGGAGCAGTTACTGGTGCTCGTAAGAACTATGCTGCCATCAACGACGATGTCGAAGTTGAGGGTGAGCTGGTCGAAGAAGAGACTTTGGAAGAGGCAAACGGAGAAGCTGGTCAAAGCATCACTACCGATACCGTTACTAAAGTTGCTGGCGACAACCCAGACAATGCTCGTAACGCAGTAGTTGATCAGAAGGCAGCTGAAGGTGGCACTTCTAAGAAAGAAAACGAAGCTACTAAAGGAGCTGCAGCTGCAGAAGGTCGTGGTAGCATGAAAGAAGATATTGATGCTCTCGTTAATGGTGAAGATCTCTCTGAGGAATTCAAAGAGAAAGCAGCTACAATTTTCGAGGCAGCAGTAATGACTCGTGTTAAATCTGAAATTGCACGAATCGAAGAAGAGTATAATACCAAGTTGCAAGAAGCAACTGAAAAAGTTAAAGAGGGTCTAGTTGAACAGGTTGATGGATATCTCGACTACGTAGTCGAGCAGTGGATTGCACAGAATGAAATTGCCCTTGAGCATGGTATTAAAACTGAGATTGTTGAAAGTTTCATTGGCGGAATGAAGACTTTATTCGAAGAGCATTATATCGATGTTCCAGAAGAGAAGTATGACTTGGTCGCTGAAATGGAGCAATCAATTGCAAGTCTCGAAGCAAAACTTGATGAGCAAGTCGCAGCAAATGTTGAGATGAAAAAATCTATCAGCGAAATGCAGCGTATTGAAATCATCGGTCAAGCAAGTGAAGGTCTTACCGACACTGAAGTAGAGAAGTTTACAGGACTTGCAGAAGAACTATCTTTCGAAGATGCTGAGTCTTTCACTAAGAAAGTTCAAACAATCCGTGAAAATTATTTTAATACTAAAGCACAAAGCGCAGATGTTAAATCTGTTGTGACTGACACTCCAGTAGATTCTTTAAATGAAACTACTAAAGCTGTTGATCCATCGATGAAAGCATATCTGAGCGTTCTCAACCGTAAGTAATTTTTTTAAACCAAAGGAAATAAAATGACTACTCGTCAACAATTAATCGAAAAGTGGGCACCAGTTCTGGACCACGAAGGTAGTGACCCAATTAAGAACAACTATATCAAAGAAGTTACAGCTGTTCTGTTGGAAAACCAAGAGCGCGAAATGCGCCAGTACGCTGCAGCAGTTGGTGAACTGAACGAAGCTGCTCCAGCTAACTCAGTTGGTGCATACCCAGACACAAACGGTATGGCTAAGTTTGATCCAGTTTTGATCTCTCTGGTTCGCCGTGCAATGCCAAAGCTGATCGCTTATGATGTTTGCGGTGTTCAGCCAATGACACAGCCAACAGGTCTGATCTTCGCAATGAAGTCGCGTTACAGCACAATGGGTGGTACAGAGGCTCTGTTTAACGAAGCTGATACAGATTTCTCTGGTACAGGCACACATAGCGGTACTTATGACTTCGGTGGTTCTGAGACTACTGGTTCTGGTCTGGCAACTGCTGATGCAGAGCGTCTTGGTCAAGGTGGTCAGGGTGATGGTTCTTTCGGTGCAATGGCTTTCTCAATCGAGAAGACCAGCGTTACTGCAAAGACACGTGCTCTGAAAGCTGAGTACTCAATCGAACTCGCACAAGACATGAAGTCTGTTCATGGTCTTGATGCTGAAGGCGAACTCAGCAACATCCTGTCGACAGAAATTCTGACAGAAATCAACCGCGAAATCGTTCGTACAATCTATAAGACTGCTAAGCCAGGTGCCGCAATTGGTACAGCAACAGCAGGTACTTTTGACCTGGATGTTGACTCCAATGGTCGTTGGTCCGTTGAGAAATTCAAGGGTCTGATGTTCCAAGTTGAGCGCGAAGCAAATGCAATCGGTCAGCAAACTCGTCGTGGTCGTGGTAACTTCCTGATCACTTCTGCTGATGTTGCTTCTGCACTAGCAATGGCAGGTGTTCTGGATTATGCTCCAGCACTGAACAACAATCTGACTGTTGATGATACAAGCACAACATTTGCTGGTATCCTAAACGGAAAGTATCGCGTTTATGTTGATCCATATACTGCAAACGTATCGGCAACCCAGTTTATGGTTGTTGGTTACAAGGGTGCTTCGGCATTCGATGCAGGTATGTTCTACTGCCCATACGTTCCTCTCCAGTTGGTTCGTGCTGTTGATCCTAACAGCTTCCAGCCAAAGATTGGCTTCAAGACACGTTATGGTCTGGTAGCTAACCCATTCGTTGCATTGGATGGATCTGGTGGCTTGACAGCTAACGAGAACTACTACTACCGTCGCGTCAAGATTACTAACCTTATGTAATCTAAACAACCGTAGAGTTGTACTTGAAAGGGGAACTTCGGTTCCCCTTTTTTATTTTGATAAATAGTAATTATTGACAAACGAAACTAACATGATAACTACACTTACTTGCCCTATCCCAACTAATATTAATCCATTGTCTCCCAATGGGTTTCAATTTAGTATCTCTAAATTACCTGATTTGACATATTTTGCACAGCAGGTAATTATCCCTGGCATTTCTTTGCCAGCATTTGAGTCTAATAATCCTTTGTCGCCATTTCCAATTGCTGGTGATATTATTAATTACGATCCGCTAAATGTACAGTTTCTAGTAGATGAGAACATGGCTAATTACAAAGCAGTATACGACTGGCTAAAAGGTCTCGGATTTCCAGAAAGCCATAATCAGTATGAGATGTTTATAGATAATGCAGAGGGCGGTCCATCTAATGAGTTGCAAAAGAATTATTCAGATGGAGTTCTGCAAGTATTAGGTGCAAATAATAAAGCAGTGCAATCAATTCAGTTTATTGATCTGATTCCAACTTCTCTGGAATCTTTAACCTTCCAATCAACCAATCAAGACGTGCAATACTTGGTAGGCAGCGCTACATTCAGATATAATTATTACAAATTCGTTTGACTTTTTTACAGTTTCATAGTATAATAACTATGAAAGTGAGGATATTATGAACATTGAACAACTGCAAGAAATGTGGGATAAAGATTGCGATATCGATGATAATTATCTCGGTGAACATGCAACAAAGACTCCAAAACTGCACGCCAAGTATATAAAAATACTTATTGGTGTCAAACTCAAGCACACGAAATTACAGTCTGACTACAACCTCACCCGCAAAAATAAATTTCGTTATTATCGTGGGGAAATGTCTCGCGAAGAATTACAAGAACATAATTGGGATCAGTGGCAAGGTGTTAAGCCAATGAAGAACGAGATGGATGAGTTCTTGACTGGCGACAGCGATTTAAATAATTTGGAAGTCAAGATAAAATATCTTGAGACAATGATCTATCTTCTTGAGTCTATTCTTAATCAGATTAAGGCAAGAGATTGGCAATTAAAAACTGCAGTAGAGTGGAAGAAATTTTTGGCAGGGATGTAGTGAGTATACTAACCATTGAAAAACTTGATGAGGTTCATGTCCGTGTCTTTTCAGATGCGAGCGTAGAACAAGAACTCTGCGATTTCTTCACCTACGAATATCCAGGTGCTAGATTTACACCACAGTATCGCGCTAGATTATGGGATGGTAAAGTTCGTTTGTATGATCAAGTCAGAAAAACTTTATATGTTGGTCTTATTAATTATGTTGAGCAGTTTTGTGAGAGTAATAATTACAACATAACATGGAAGACTGATATAAAAAGTTCTAATGGATATACGACAGAACAAATTGAAAAGTTTGTCGATTCACTAGATCTACCTTCTAAAATTGAAAGACGAGATTACCAGGTAGAGGCGATCAAAACTGCTTTAGATAAAGACAGAGTTGTATTGCTATCGCCAACTGCATCTGGTAAATCATTTATTATCTACAGTATTATGCGCTGGCATTTAGACCACGGTAGAAAATGCATTCTCATTGTTCCAACTACTTCTCTCGTCGAACAAATGTATTATGATTTTGAAGACTATTCTTCAGTCAATCAGTGGTCGGTTAAGGCACATTGTCAAAAATTGTATAGTGGATTCCCCAAAGAATTTAGCAAAGATGTTTTAATAACCACATGGCAATCTATTTACTTACAACCACGTGCGTGGTTTAAACAGTTCAATGTTATGTTTGGAGATGAAGCACATAATTTTAAAGCCAAGTCTTTAACTGGCGTTATGGAAAAGATGGATAATATATCATGCAGGATAGGAACAACTGGAACTCTTGACAACAAGAAGGTGCATCGTTTAGTTCTTGAGGGTATATTCGGACCTGTACATAAAGTAATTACAACCAAGCAACTTATGGAAACCGATAGAGTTGCCAAGTTAAACATAACTTGCCTTATCTTAAAATATCCTGAGGACATTAGGCAGGCTAATAAAAATAATAAATACCAAGAAGAGATGGATTGGATCGTCTCTCACGAGCCAAGAAATAAGTTTATTCGAAACTTGGCACTTAAATCAAGTGGTAATACTTTGGTCTTATTTCAGTACGTTGAGAAACACGGTAAAGTTTTATATGAGATGATTAAACAAAAAGCGCATAAAGACCGTAAAGTATTCTTTGTATATGGCGGAACTGATACAAGCGATAGAGAAGCAATTCGCCATATAACTGAAGGTGAGGAGGACGCTATAATTATTGCGTCATTCGGAACTTTTTCAACAGGTATTAATATACCGTCAATCGAAAATGTTATTTTTGCTTCGCCATCTAAAAGTAAGATTCGTAATTTACAAAGTATCGGACGCGGATTGAGATTAAAGAAGGGTAAGACTCATTGTAATCTATATGATATAGCAGATGATTTACATTGGAAGTCTTGGAAGAATCATACTCTTAATCATGCAGCAGAAAGATATAAGACATATGCTGAAGAACAATTTGAAACTAAACTGGTAGAGATTAATCTATGGCCAACTACGTAGTTGTAAAGTTAGTTTCTGGAGAGCAACTGATGGCAGATCTGTCATCTGAGAGTGAGTCTACTTTAAATTTATTAAATCCAATGCTAATTAGAACAAGAGAATTAGAAGATGGTGAATCTATAACGGCAATTCCTTATTGCCAGTTCTCATCAGACAAGATGTTTAACATTCTAAAAACACATATATTGTATACTAAACAAATGCATGATGTGTTTATACCTCATTATGTTAGAATTGTAAAAGAACATGAGGAACATATAGAGTTGAGGACCAACAGAAAACAACAAGAGCAGAAAACTCTCGACTGGGAAGATGCAGAGAGTTTAACAGCAGAGGACATTCAAAAGCGTATAGATGTTTTGGAAGCTCTTTTTGGAGACCAGGAAGAATCTCCTACCGAAGAGAAAGAAGAAGCAAGAGTTGTTTCTAAGGGAAATAAAACATTTCACTAATCTCATCATCAACCCCGACACCGTAATTATGGTCTTTTTTCAAATTAATGTAAAATTTATTTCTTTGTAAAAAATTAAGTTTTACATTATATCAAC